GTGAATATCAAAAGGCAGGTGTAATGTCATCACTTGATGATATAGATACAACATTTACAATGGAAGCTGATTTTTAATTTAAAAAATATAGACATATAATATATTAATGATGTTAGAATTATTATCAATATTTGAATCAATATTGAAATTTATATCTACTATCATATCTACTGGATTTAGTATAAAAAAGTTAATTGAATTAAAAGATGAAAAAGAATGGTCAGATGAAAATATATTATTTGTTGGTTCATTAGTATTAGGATTTATTATGGGAATATTATGGAATTATTTAAAAAAATAAAACTGATTTTGTAATAATTATAAAATGGATAGAATTAATGAATTACGCGATAGTATTAATGAAATGAATTTAATGTTAGATATCGCAGAAAAAAAATCAATTATTAAAAATAAAATAAATAAAATAACAAATATTCAAAAATCTAATAATATTTTAACTATAATGGAATTATATGATATATTTTCTCCATTAGTAAGAGAAAAACATATAATACAAAAAATAATAGATATGAAAATAGATATGGAAATATGTCATTTTAAAAAAAAATTAGATAAATTATCAAAAAAACTACAATAGATATAAAAAACTATCAATACAATTTTTTTAATATAGTAAAATTTAAAATTTATTATATTAATTATAAATATATAAGAATGAAACAGTCTAACTCTTCTAAATATATTGATGAATTAACTAAAAAATATAAGGCTTATGAAAAAGAAATTTTACCAAACTTTTTAGGTAAAGATATATGTAGTTCATTAAAAAGAGATGAAACACAAAGTTTATTTAAATACCAAGAATTTTTATATAAATATATGCAAGACTTAAATAAAATAGCAGATGAAGATTTAAAACAAAGAGGTATTCTTGTTTATCATGGATTAGGTTCCGGTAAAACTATGACAGGTCTTTTATTATCAGAAGCAGCAAGAGAATACAAATTAGATGATTCAGAAGAAGAATATAAAACAAAAAAAGTTTATGGAAGAAAAGTAATATTAATGATGCCAGCGAATTTATTATTTGATCCATGGATTAAAGAACTTGGAAGTAAATGTTTTGAAAACTGTAAAGTTAGAAATATTGTAAAAAAAGCTTTGAAAGATTTAAAAGGTAAACCACAAAATACAATTAAAAAACATATTATTAAATTATTAAAAGAACAAGATTATTATATTATTTTTTATAACGCTCACAATGTAGAAGGTGGATGGAAAGATAAATTAAAAGCAATCCCATCAAGAAAAGTAACTGGTGATAAATATACAAATAAATATTCAGAAAGAGACAATGAATTTGATGATTCAGTTGTAATAATTGATGAAATACATAATGTAATTAATATGGTCGCAAATAAAATAGAAAAAGGACAAAGAGGAGGAGAAGGTATGATGTTATATAATAAATTAGTATCAGCAAAAAATATGAGAATTGCTGGATTAACAGGAACACCAATTGTTAATAAACCAGTAGAAATCGCAATATTAGCAAACATTATTAGAGGTAATATATCTAATCAACCAGAAATAACATTTGATTTAGATATTGAAAAATTTAACAATTTATTCTTTAATGAAGATATGGATGAATTAAAAAATCCAAAAATGTTAAAAAGAAGATTAAATGGATTAATCAGTTATTATCAAGGTATTGATAAATCAGCATTTGCAGAAAAAGTAGAAGATAAAGTAATGGTTCCAATGAGCAATAAACAAACAAAAGGTTATATAACTGCTCAAAAATTAGAAGATGAAAAAAGAAGAAAACAAAAAGATTTCATGTCTGGTGATTTAAGAAAATTTGAAAATCAACATTTATATAGAATAAAAGCTTCAAATGTTGTATTTCCAGATTATATATTTAATACTAAATCATTATTAACTAAAAAATTAAAAAAGAATGGTAGAAAAATGAACTTAACAGCAATTAATAATAGATATAGATTACTTGATAGAAAAATTGAAAAGGATGAAGAAGAAAAAATAATAAAAATATTATCAAATGATTCTAAACCATTAAATATAGAAAATGAATTAGCAGATATTTCAAAAAAAATTTATAATATTATCAAAAGAGCAAAAGAATCACAAGGTCCAGTATTAATATATTCAAGATTTGAAGGATTATTCGGTATTAAATTTATAGCAGAAGCATTAAAACAAAATGGATTTGAAGATTATGATAAAAATGGTCATAAAACAGGTGATGAATTAAAAGCAGCAGGAAAACAAGTAGAAGGAACATTTATGAGATGGACAGGAAAACAAAGAAATAACTCAGCAAAAGAATTATTTAATTCTATAAAAAATAAAAATGGTGATTTAATAAAAATATTTTGTATGACCGCATCTGGTAAAGAAGGTATTAACTTATTAGGTATTAGACAAGTACATATATTAGAACCTTGGTGGAATAATGTTATAGATAGACAAGTTGTTGCTCGTGGTATCCGTATATGTTCCCATTCTCATATACCAAAAGAAGAGTTTGTTGATTTTAGATTAGACCAAGCTAATAAATTATATAACACAAGATTAGTAAATGTATTCAAATATTATAGTTATATTGATATGAGATATAAAATAAGATCAAAAAGAAAAATGTCAAAAAGAGAAATGAATGAATTAAAAAGAATTGTTAGATTAGATATGATTGAAACCTCAATTGATGATAAAATAATGAAAATCGCAGAAAAGAAACAAAGACAAGAAATATTAATAACAGATATATTAAAAGAAGTCGCAATTGATTGTAATATTAATAAATTAAGAAATCAAGGTAATTTTGAATGCTTTATTGATTTAAATCATGATGATTATTTCAAATCATGGAACATTAGAGATGATTTTATGCCAGAAACAATTAATAATAAAATAAAAATAATTCAAATTGGAGATAAAAAATATTTAAGAGATGAAAATGATAATATATATGAAGATTTAGAACAAGATAATTTAATAGATAATAATTTATTTAATAATAAATTAATAAAAATTGGTGTATTCCAAAATAATAGAATTGAATTCAATGAATACTATAAAAAGAAACAAGGAGATTTATTAATAAAAGATAATATTCAAATAATAAATAAATACAAATCAGTATTAGTAGATATATTAGAACATAAATTGAAAGGTAAAACAATATGTGATATTACAACAGTTAATAAAAATACATTATTATTTCAAAGCACATTTAAAAAATTAGATATTGTATTAGTTGGAGAACAACAAAAAGAACATATCGCTAATAAATTAGCAAAATTAGATAATGTAAGCATTACAAAAACTGATAATATCTTATCAATAGTAAATAAAAAAGCAGATTATATAAATATTGATACAAATGTTCAAATGCCAATACCTATTGAATATTTATGTAATAGATTATCAAATTCATCAAAATATATATTAATTGATTTATCAACTTCAAAAATTGATACAAGCAAATTATTAAATGACTTCTACTTTAATAAAAAATATAATATTATGGTAATAATGAATAATAAAACACAAAATTCATTAACAAAATTCATTAAAGATAATTTCACAATAAAAGAAAGTTCAAAAATAATTGAAAATTTCATAAGATTAGATATTATAAATATTGAAAAGTTAAAAGATTTAGTAAAAGCGGATAGTTTTAACACATTAGAACATATATTAAAACCAAAACAAATAAATATAATTGAAAATAAAGTAAAAAGTGTATTTAAAATAAAACCAGAAATTAAAGATTTAGATATGAAAAAATATATTAGTTCATTTAAAATAGAATATAAAGCATTAAAAGTAAGTGATATTGAAGATAAATTAATAGATGCTGGAATTTACACATATACAAAATTAAATAGTTTTTCAAAAAATATGGAAGATTATAGAATATATGATGAAATTATAAAAGATAAAACAGTTAAAGAAGCATTATTAAAACATTTAGAAATGTATGTTATTCAATCACAAAAAGGAGAAACTGAATTAAAAGATTTAGTAACTAAAAAACAAAAGAAATCAGTTAAAAAAACAAAGAAAGTAAAGAAAAAGAAAGCCGGAAGTGTAAAAGATGATTGTATGGGAAATACAGTAGCAAAAATTAAAAAATCAGCAGAATATAAAGCATTACCAAAATCAGTCGGAAAATCAAAATTAAAAAAGAAAGAATTATGCGATGAGATAGCAAAATTATAAATACGATATTAAAAGCAATAATTAAAATTGAAAAATATATTTATCATAAGTATAATATATAATTATGATATCAAGAGAAAAAATATTTTATAGTCAATCAGGACAAGATAAATTTATGTATAAACACTTCTTCAAAAATTATAATGATAGTAATCATTTTTTTATAGAACTTGGTGCTTTGGACGGTGTATTAATTTCAAACTCATTATTTTATGAGAAAACACTTGGGTGGAATGGTATTTGCATTGAACCAACTGAACATCATTATCAACGATTATTAAAACAAAGAAATTGTCATAAATTTAATGATGTTATATTTGATGAAGAAAAAGAAGTTATTTTCTACGAGGCAACAAGTTGTTGTGATAGTTTAAATGGAATTAAAGATTTATATAATGAAAAACATTTAAAAAGAATTCATAAAGAAGTTGAACAATATAAACAAGATAAAAAAGATATTAAAGAGATTGTTAAAAAAGCAAGAACAATGGATTCCGTATTAAAAGAAGTTGGTGTAAAAGATATTGATTTTTTATCCTTAGATGTTGAGGGAGCAGAATTAAATGTATTAAAATCAATCAATTGGAATGATACAAATATTAAAGTTATTTGTGTAGAAGATAATTATGGTGATAGAAAATTACATGCTTTTTTACAATTAGAATTAAAATATACATTATTACAAGTATTAGAAGGAGATTATATATATTATAGACCAGATTTAATACAACCACTTAATTAGAATTTCTATTATTTTGAATTGTTAATAATATTAAGTCAAATTTATTATCAATTTTATCTTCAATCCGCGTACATTTTTCATTCATCAAATCCATCTTATTATCAATCTTTGCTTCTAAACTATCAATTTTTTGATTTGTTAAATTATATTTTGACTGTGATACTAATTCTAATTTATCCAATCTTTCCTTTATAATTATACAATCTTTTTTCAAAATATCTAATTCATCATCGCCTTGTTTTGAACATATACACGATGGAGCAAGTGTGGGTGCTATGCCTCCCATAGATATTAGTATATTAATATATAAGATTTTTCTTAATTTTATACATTTAATTTTTTACTCATTTTATGTTGTTTATCTTTACCAACCGTCCAACCATTTTTTTCATAAAATTTTACTGCTTCTTTAACAGATTCCCCTTTTAATTTTGGATAACCTAAAGCGATTGCTATTTGTTCAAATTTAGTTAATAATAATGTTCCAATTGGGATATTTTTTCCAGTTTTTTTATCTTTTCTTTTTTGTGAATTGCGACTAGTACAAATTAATTCTAAATACATATATTTACCACCTCTCATTTTCATTCTTTTCTTTGGTGTAAATAATAAAAATCCAACTGGTTCGTCATCAATAATAGCTACCAAACCATTTCCATTTTCTTGAAAAGCATAAGAAGCTTGGCCTGGTCTTACATCAGACATAGCACAAAATTCATTAGCATTTCCTTTTCTAATAAAAAAATCATTATGTTTTGCTCTTTTTTGTTCAATAATAACTTGGGGATATTTATCTAAATCTATTTTTGGTTTATATTTTGGTTCATTTTTCTTTTTAGCTCCACCAACTTTTCCTTTATTTTTATAATATTTTGTCCGTTTATGTTCTAAATCTATAACTTTACATAGTTTTTTCATAGGCTTATTATTATTTTTACCTCCTTTTTGTTTACAATGATACATACAATATTTATTTTTACATTTATTTTTACATCGTAATCCTTTTTTTGTATAACCTGCACATTTAGACATTTTATTATATTGAGTGTTATATAATAAAATAATATATTATAATTAAAATATTTTTAAAATTATACTGTTACACACTTTGCAAGATTTCTTGGGAAATCCGGATTAATACCTTTTTTTAATGATAAATAATAAACCATAACTTGTAAAGGATATAAAGTTAATAAATTTGAAAAACTATTATTATTTTGAATTTGTAATAATCTATCAAAAATTTTCTCATCATAATCAATGAAATTTGAAATTAATATATTATAACCTCCTCTTGATTTTACTTCGTGTGCAACTGATTTAACTTTTTTATATTCTTCATAATTAGGAGCAAAGAAAAAAACAGGTGTTCCTTTTGTAATCAATGCTAATGGTCCGTGTTTTAAATTTTTGGCACCAGAACATAATGAATATACATAACATAATTCTTGAAATTTTAAATTTACTTCTTTAACAATTGGAATAGTTGCCTTTGATGATGATAGGAAAACCATATTTTTATCATCTACATAATTTACTAAATCTTTTACTTCATCCATACATTTTTCTAATGTTTCTTCTATATTATCAGATAATTTTGGTATACCATCAATTTCTTTTCTTGATATTTTACCTGTAAGAATCTTCATCATTAATACAGAACAAGTAAATGTTTTTGTTGAACCGACAGATATTTCTTTTGTTAGGTTCAAGTATAAATTAAATTCACAATTTCTTGGAATTAATGAATTGTATGAATTTGTTATAGCCATAAATCTATAAGTGCTATTCATTTTCTTTAATTTAACAATTATATCATATAAATCCTTTGTTTCTCCTGATTGTGAAATAAATAAGAAACACGTTCTACCATTTTTAGGAATATCTGTAATTTCAAATTCGGAAGCATTATAACAGAAAGCGTTTAAATTTGTTTCTTTTCTCATATAAACTTCACCCATTAATCCAGCGTGATATGATGTTCCTGAACCAATAATAATCATATTTTCAATATTATCAACAATATTATAAAATTTATCATCAAATATATTTCTTTTGTTTAAAGTTCTTAATACTGATTGTGGTTGTCCTAAAATTTCTTTAATTAACCAATGTTCATATGGGAATGGTGTTAATGCTTGTTTTACGGTTTCATCTACTTTAATAACTTTATAATATGCAATTGGTGATTTATCAATTGTATTTGTTTCTGGGTTATAAGATAATTTTAAAATATCACCTTCTTTTAATTCAACATATTCAGTTGCTTTATGAGAGAATGTATTGAAATCGGATGAAATATAAAAAGCAGAATCAGTAAAACCAATTAAAAATGGTGTTTCTCTATTTGATACATACATATTATGTGGTTCTCCTTGTTTTAATAAAGCAATACTCCAATAACCAGTTAATCTACCGAATGCTTTTTCTAAAACTTGATGGAAAGATAAATCAGTTTCAGTTTCATAAATATATGAGATTAAATTAACAACAACTTCTGAATCAGTTTGTCCTGAAAATGTAACTCCATTTTCTAATAATTCTTGTTTGATACTTTCACAATTTGT